ACGTAAGTAGACCTGCTTCTTAATTTTTTTCTTTACAAATGTAGAAAAGTGTGGTACAACATAGTATCACACTAGACCTCGTTCTTAGAACGACTACTCTTACCCTACATAAAAACGATTTTAGACTCTGAGAAACTACCCAGTTTTGTTCAGCCCCGTTAGGATACCTGTACTGTCTGGTCTTTCATATGTGTTCAGAAATTGTAGTATTATAGCCCAAGGAGAAATATTATGGCTTTTAAAACTGCTGCTGGATACGGGAATTTACCTAATGGTAATTTCAGTCCAATTATATATTCCCAGAAAGTTCAGCAGGCTTTCCGCAAATCTTCCGTAGCTGAATCAATTACTAATAGTGATTACTTCGGAGAAATTGCAAACTATGGTGATACGGTTAAAATTATTAAAGAACCAGAAATCACAGTGAAGGAATACGCTAGAGGCGTAAACATTCAACCACAAGACTTAGATGACGAGGACTTTTCCCTCGTTGTTGACAAAGCAAATTACTTTGCTTTTAAAGTAGACGATATCGAAGAAGCACATAGCCATGTTAACTTTGAGTCTCTTGCATCAGATAGAGCAGGATACAGACTTAAAGACCAACATGATATGGAAGTTCTTGGCTACTTATCTGGTTTCAAACAATCAGCAATTAGTTCTTTAGCTGGAACTGCAAATGACGTTGTAAACGGCACAAAAGCAGTATCAACAGCTGGTTCTGATGAATTGTTGACTTCAATGAAACTAAAGAAGGGTGACTTCGGAAACATCACAACTTCTAGTGCGGGAGACCATTCAATTCCTCTAGCACCAAGAATGGGTGGTGCAACTGCACAAGCAACTGCTACAGCAACTCCTTTACAGGTTATTGCTAGAATGGCTAGATTGCTAGACACTCAATTCGTAGATTCAGATGGCAGATGGCTTGTCTTACATCCAACATTTATCGAAGTTCTAAAAGATGAAGATTCACGTCTTCTAAATGCAGACTTTGGTGAGTCAGGTGGATTAAGGTCAGGTTTAGCTGTTGGTCAGCTTCATGGCTTTGATATCTATATGTCAAATAACTTACCAGCTGTTGGAACAGGTCCGGGAACTTCAGGTTCTGCGAACCAGAACTCTAACTTTGGTGTTGTAGTGGCAGGGCATTCATCTGCAGTGGCGTCAGCTTCTCAGATTACAAAGACTGAGTCTTACAGAGACCCAGACTCTTTTGCGGACATTGTTCGTGGAATGCATTTATATGGCAGAAAGATTCTTCGACCTGAAGCAATCGTAACTGCTAAATATAACGTAGCGTAGGGAGGTATAAATGGCGACTTTTGATTTAACTTCTAAGGATACCACAGGTGTATCTTCCGATTCTATCGCAGCAATGCCATCATCTAAAAATACTCATGTAATGAGAAATATCGAGGCTTACCTTGATATTGATGCATTAGTAGCAGCAGGTGGTAGCTTTTCAGATGGAGACATCTTTCAGGTGTTAGAAATACCTGCAAACACTCTAGTCTTAAATGCGGGTGCAGAAGTAATGAAAGCATTTACTTCAAGTTGTACTCTTGATATGGACTTTGCAGCAGGTGATGACATTATTGACGGTGCAGACATAACCTCTACAGGTTTTTGTGCAGCAGGAACTAATGGTCAGACTAACACTGTTGTAGGAAGCGCAGCTTCAACTTATACTCAATTTGTAACTTCTACAGATACTATTGATGCTAAGATTGCAGGCGCAGCTCCAGCTACAGGCAGACTCAGAATGTATGCAACTGTTATTGATTTAGCAGGGCATGGATTAGATGATAAGCCTGATGAAGTCGATAGAGACCAATTAGCTTAATTAGCTAGATATAGGGTGGCAGGGAAACTTGCCATCCTTTTAACACGAGTTTATTA